CATTCGCTAGCTGCGTCAAATACTCCATTGCCGTAATGTCGGCAGGAACAAACTGGTACTTGGGCAGACGACGTTTCTTTAGATCGATCGTAATATTGCACCGCTCCGCAATCTTAACGGCAAGATCAAGTTCGTTTTTAGAGGCCCCTTGTGCCTCTATTTCTTCGCGAGTTTTGAGATAGTATTCGTCTGGCTTGAAATCTGTATATGTTACGCGACTATAACGATCAGAACTCATCGCCAAAAGGGTCTTGTGCGATTCGGCGTCGTGCTGTTCAACGTAATGCACGTTATTAGTCACGACGGTTTGTAATCCATATTCCTTGGCAATATTACGTAGACGAGCATTTACTTCGGACTGCTGCGACAGGCCAGTATTCTGGATCTCCAAGAATAGGTGATCCGCATCAAAGATCTTGAGTAGGCGACGAACCAAGCCTTTAGCTTTGAAGATGGCCGCAGGCTCTACAACCTCGCCATCTTCGTTAGTCTTGTCAAACAGATTGCTAGAAATGATACCGTCTTGAGTGCTGCCCGTTAGACAAATGATCCCCTCTTTGTACTTTTCAAGAAGACCAAAGTCAATGCGTGGATTATAGTAAAAGTAATCTTCGCTCTGTGCTAGCGAAGCTAGTCTCGCGATGTTCTTGAATCCTACATCATTTTCCGCCAAGAGTATGATGTGGGAAAACTGACGGATCTTCTGTTGTTTGCACTGTTCGGCGTCTTCGCAGAACAAAAGGTCTGCCCCGAGAATAGGCTTTACGCCTGCCGACTTGGCTTCGCGATAGAAGTGAACGGCGTTGAAAAGATTGCTATAGTCTGTAAGTGCTACCGCAGGTTGGCCGAGTGCTTTGACACGCTTGACCAAATCCTGAATGTCGGCAGATCCATAAAGCATGGACGCCTTAGAGTGAACATTGAGATGGACGAAACTCATTTGATGATATCAAGGTCGCCCTTAGAACGACGATCGTGTACTTGATCTGTAGGTTTGTTGATACGCTTGCCGGGATGCTTATCCTCAGCGATATTACGCTGGCGACGCATACGATTCAAACGCTGACGATTGGCTTTATCTGTCTTGCTTTCCTGATAATTGCCGTCTCCGTCATAGTTGCCTGATCGTACGGGTTCAACGCGATGCTTGTCCCATATATCCCCTACGCGAGTCTTGGTCTTAATACCCGCAGCACGGGGCAACTGTAGGGGTTTGTCATCAATAGCTTTCAATGGAGTGTCGCAAGAGCCTTCGCCAACAGTATGGTAGCAGATGATTTCTTGTTTGTCAAGTAGATCATCGAATTCTTCAGGGGTACCTTCTACATTGACAAACGACTCATTGCCGTTACCAAATTGAAGGTGCAGCATCTTATTCACGAAAGCAGTAACAACCGTTAGGTGGCCACTGGCACATTGAATTAGCTTACCATCATTGAAGAGACCAGGACCATTGATAATAGCCAAAGACCCCTTGCAAACGGGACAAGTGACCTTGCCGTCAAGTACATTGACGTGCAATTTCTCTGCTTGTTTAGCAGTTAACACATCCTTGGTTTCGTGGCCATGATCCCAGCAACGAACAGTAACAATAAACTTAGCCATTACTCACCTTCTTTTTCCGACCAAATCTGATCAATGATGCCCCATTCAAGAGCTTCTTCGGCACCAAAATAAACGTCTACCTTTTTATCACATAGCCGCTTCCAAAATTTAGCTTCTTGTTTCGTATATCTACCCATTAATTCATACCAACGCTCCCACAGGCGTTCCGATTCCTCAACCTCAATTCTATGATGATGTTGAGCAGTATAATCCTTATGCCAACTAGGCACATGAATCATGAATGTTGTATTCTCGCCCGCCCATCTTTGTCCCTTTTCTCCGCAGGCAACAAGGAGCACAGCAGCAGACATGGCCGAGCCTAATCCGAACGTATGTACTGGTGACTTCAGGGTTTTGGTCGCGTCATGCACGGCAAACATATGATATACGTCGCCGCCATAACTCATGATTCTCAACTCAATCGGCTTCGTTGAATCTTCATGTTCCATTAAATACATACCCTTAAGCACATTGCTAACGGTATCATGATCAATGTCATTTGTGAGAAAGATGCAACGGTTTTTAACATCAACGCCATATTCAAAATATGCGTCAACCCAGTCTTTAGAAATTTTCATATGGCTTGAAACCTACCCTTCCATTTGTTAGCACACACGCCGGGATCACACAATGCATTGCACTTCCATGCACTACGCGATTTAAAGTCATCATTGGATCTTACAATTCTAGTAATCCAATCAGTGTTTTGAATTTCAGCAACCTTAGCAGCTACGAACTTTTCTGTTTCGGCATCCTCTTGTGCTGTAAAAGCAAGGGTAATGGGATGGTTGGTAAAGTAATCGAACGTCAAAATGATGTTCTTGTACTTGAAGCCTTTATTGTTAACGTCATCGATGAACTCGCGACGTGCCGCCCACGAGTACATCATGGCCTGAATGTCTAGACGGCATTCTTCGTAAGTCTGAGTAGACTTGCCCGCCTTGTAATCAATGATATGGAGAGTCTCGGGATCTTCCTCGATCACAAGGTCCATGTAGCCGATCATGGGAATTTCTGTGCCCTTAACCTTAACGTGCAACGAATATTCGGCCCCGATTGGTACGCCCCTAACGTCTTTCAGGATTTTGCTCCAGGGCTGCTCATATCTGCCGATCACTTTCTGCAAAGTAGAGACGGACGTATCAAACAGGTCGCGTGGGCAACCAGTTAGAGCATCCAATCTCTGCTGTGAAATACTGCATAGCTCTTCTGTTGCATATGGACAAGTATCACACCAGGGCTTCTTGTCTTTAAAGTCGGCGGGCTTTGCCCAAATTAGCGGGGAATCCATTACGATGTCCTTGCCGAACTTATCTTTGGTTTCAAGCTTGCCACCGTAACCTCTGTATAGACGAGAGACCCAATCGGCATCTTCGCCAACGCACACTTGTTCTAAGATATCATGCAGTAATGTTCCGTGGGCCGCACCCCAATTAGAGCGTAGTTTCACGTCATCACAATGATAGGTAAGCCAGTATTTAAACTTACAAGTATCAAACGTCTTGATACGACTAGGAGAAATAGACTTTAGTTTTAACATGTAATTCCTTGGAAAATAAGTTTGGTTTGTTCGGCAGACAAGTCGCCCCAATCATTGCCCGGCGGCGGACTTACGCGTCGCATAGCAAATAGGTCGCCCACTATTCGTTGCATACGCACCCAGCCTTTATCTCCGGGGGCCTTCTTGTCTTTGTACTTTTCGGGATCATCGGCATCAAACGCTACCCATATCTCTTTAATGCCGTACTGTACTAGCAGAGTTCTGTGAGCCTGACAAAAGCTTGTACCTAATGTAGCCACCCAATTATGAATGCCAGCTTCTTCCAATCGCATGCCATCTAACGGTCCTTCAACCAAAATCACAGTATGATTCGGTTCTAGGAAACGCTTGGCACGATACAAATTGAATAAGATAGAGCTTGTGAATAGGTCGCCGCGTTTAGGCCAGTTATTGTAGTGTCTACCATGAACCCACTTAGCATACACTAGACCGCGACGCTCGAAATACTCGGGAGGATGTAAGGTGCGACCTGTATAGCCTACAAGATGACCCTCGTGATCTCTTACCGGAAAGATGACGCGATCATGCATGTAGGTTCCTGGACGAGACCAAGAGCCAACTTGATATCTACGCAATACCTCTAGATCAAATCCGCGATCCAAAAGATACTGAGGATCGGGCTGTAGAAATTTAAGGTTGTCTTCGGACATCGGCTCGTGTACATGTAGCGTTACGCCACGATATAGGTTCTCGGGATCAGGCACTTGCTCTTGAATATTGACCGACTTATTCTTGAGCGTCTCTGTCATCCATTTGATGGTTTCTGGAAAGCCAGTACCAAGAACGCTACTAACAAGGCCGAATATATCGTTACCGCGTGATTCCTCGCAGTGGTGAGACCAGCAAATCCATTTGCCTAAATCGATACGCCATGACCAGGCGGTGCGATTATTGCGATCTCCTCCATGCTGCTTACATGGGCATGCCGCCTGTACTAGACCATCACCACGATCGTAGTAGGCAACCTTGAGCTGATCTAATAGATAAGCCACGTTCCTGTTTGCGTGATTACGCAATAGGCTTTTTTGTTCTTGGCTAATCATGATCATCATCGTCGCCATCTCCGTCTTGCGGAGGCGGCGGACGTACTTGTCCAACGTCTAGTTCGGTGAATTCGCCAAATCGTAAGTCAACATCAAAGTTGATATAGCTATTCCAGAGTCCACGACCAAAGCGAGACTTGAAGATCTTGCACATGTGTGTACCTTGGCCATCAGAAGTTCGTTCCTGCTCGGACTTACGCTTGAAATACGTTACCGAGTCTACGTTCTCACTAATGCGTTTGCCACCAGCAACACACTTGATGCCATCGTCCATTTCATTATTCGTTTGACCGAATGCTATGATAGGAATGTTGTATTGAGTAGCAAAATCATGCAAGTGAGCAACATGCAAACCATGCTGTTGCCACTCTGCTAGAACGCCACTACGCACTTCGCTCGTTAGGGCTAGCTTAATGTAATCGTATACAATGAGACACTGAGGTACGCGAGTTTCGCGATCTGGCTTGACGTGCGTCAAGATCCAGCGTCTCATGTGCGGAATAACATCTTCGACACTTAGTCCGCTAATAGACTGATAGAACATGGGCATCTTGTTTACAGCTTCAAACAAGCGTGGATCACGCAAGCGTCTACCATGTGCAACTATGTCATCAATCTTAGTTTGGTCAGTAATGCCGTGACCACGCAGTTTCTCTTCGGACATTTGCCAAAAGCCAGTCTCGATATACTGCGAGTCTACCTTTGCTAGAATCGCAGCCATGCGAATCCACTGGTCGGACTTATTCAATTCGCTATCGAGATAGAGCACGGGCAACCCCTTGCGAGCAGCTTTTAGTGCGGCGTTCAAACCAAACTGCGACTTACCACTACCAGTAGTGCCAACGATAAAAGTGATGCTGCCGTTACGAACGTGTCCTGCACGCTCTTGCCAAATTGGATATCCAAGATCTAAACCAATATGACCTGGATCATTTGCAAGCGTCTCAAGGAACTCCTTGAATCCTTCACGCATATCAACGATTGCGTGCTCGCCTTTGTCGAGAATATTGACCTTGCTGACGATCGTGTTTTCGACCTTACTAATAATCGCCGACAAAGGGTCATCTGTCGTAGACAGATAGTCCTTGAGTTCAGTAAAGCTTTCTGCGTACTTATCCTTTAAGGATTGACGCTTAACCTCCATGAAGTGGATAGCCAATTCATGTGGAGCCATGGCTTCCAGGAATAGTTCATCGATCCACTCGCCATTCTTAGTCGCAGACAAATAGTTCTGATGGCCAATTGACTTAGCTTCTGCGACTATCTTTGCTTTGGTGATGACCGTGACCTCTTTGTCCACGATCATGGAACGCAAAGCCTCAAATGTCATCTTTGTGGCAGCATGCTGGAAGTCTGATTCGTCCAAGTATTGAACGAACTCAAAAAGCTTCTCTGGATAATGGCATACGCCCGCCAGGAAGACTTTTTCAGCAGCAATGTTAGCCACCGCGAGCCTCCTCGATAAGCTTCTGCAAAGACTCTACAGACACATTGTCTCTAGTAGTAATCAAGACAATCGTATTCAGATCACACCAGGCTTTCTTGCGTGCGTCTCTTGCTTGAGATCTCTGAAATCCAGCCTTGTCCGTATGAAAGAACTTATTGAATTCGTCGTGTTGACGCCCCTGGTATTCAAAGGCTAGATTGTGATGGGGCATGTAAAAGTCTAGCACAAGGCGTTCTTCTGGAATAGGGAATTCTTCTAGGATGAGAGCTTGTCCATAAATAGATCTAAGCAATCGACCGAGCATGTACTGGCCGTGCGACTTACACTGTTCCCGCGAACGCACAGGATAGCGTTCGGGTAAAATGTCCATACGCACTTCTCTATTACTCAGGGTCTTGAACTTCATCCACCAGCTTATCCATTGGATCCTGATTACCAGAAGACAAGACCTTTTGTAGTTCTGAATCAAGCTTAGCAGCTAATTCACCATCCATTAATAGACGGCGAGCTGCATTGAATTGACTCATGGCGGTAGTGTCTAGCTCATCCTTGTCGTCTTTTTTGACCTTGGATTTGAAAACAAACTCACCAGTCTTACGATCAAGCTTGGGCATATACACTTGGCCGCCGCCCTTGCCGCCCATCTTCAAAACACCAAAATGGCAGCACTTAGAGATTAATTCTTGCTCTCTGAAAATGCCGTTATTGAATAGGATAGGGAATTCGCCTTCGGCTCCATCGGGAGCTACTTTGTTCTTGACGACCTTGTATCTGATCAGTACGCCAATACGTTCGCCGTCAGCGTCAGTAATGGTTTGTGCCTTGCCGGGTTTTTGTAGCTTGATTCGTTGCGATGCATAAAACGGTAAGCCTCGACCACCAGAAGTAGTCGTAGGATCTCCATACATCGTAATCTTGTCACGTACCTGATTAACGAAAATCAGCGTCACTTTGTTTTCTTCAACGGGACCAATAATCTTGTGCATCGTGTCTGACATAAGCTTAGCAAGATTACCAACCTTGTTTTCGCCAATTGCTCCGGCAAGCACAGCAGAAGGCTGAGCGGCGTCAACCGAATCCACGATACCAATGCCGCCAGGAACCATGCTTGCAAACTTACGAACAGCCTCAAGTCCTTGTTCGCCATTGGAAGCGTTGATAATCCATAATGGACATTCAGGATGAGGAGCTTTTTTGCCAGCAGCAACAGCCTCCATATTTTCAATCGCACGATCAATAAATGGACGCAAGGTACGCACAGTACGCATGAGCGACAAGTTCAAGTTCTTCTCTAGATTTACATAGAGAACAGTCTTGCCCTTTTGAATAGCTCGCCCAGCGACCTCAAGCGTAAGTGTAGTCTTGCAGGTGCCTTCCTCGCCAAACACCTCCGTGATTCTTCCTTCTGGAAATGGAATCACAAGGTCATAATCCAAATTGTAGGATCCGCTACGATTAGCATTAGGATTGCCAACCTCGGGTGCAAGCATTGCTCGCACTCCGTCGCCTTCTACTTCTTGCTTGAAGTAGCCAAACGTGATAGTTTGCTTAGCGGGTACTTCGTCTTCTTTATTCTTGGCCACGTTCTAACTCCCGTAAAAATGTCAAAAGTGATTTAGGTTTCTCTTGTTTGTAGATGATCTTCTCTAGGCCCGTAGACGCTAGTTCTCTGCGTCGATCGCAATAGAGACGATGTACTTGTTCGATGTCGTACGGCTTAAAAAGCCTACGAGCAACAACGGCCATTTTGGCGAATTCTTGCGGATTGATGTAGCCAGGCTTACACTTCCAGATATAGAATGCAAGTTGTTGTGCTGATAGCCCGTAAGAGGGTGTCATCAGCTTTTTCAGGGCGGCAACGATGCGTCCCCACTCCTTACCATTGTCGCCCTTCCACGGGAACATGTCAGCTCTAATGTCACGATTGAGCCATACAAATTCCGCAAGTGTGTTCGCAACATCATGCTCTATTTCGGGCGTCGTGATAGACTGATAACTCATGGCACGTCATTGACAATTACAGCCTTATCGCCTGGCTTGTAAGGTCTAGATTCGTACTTAACAGTACCGTCTGGTGTAATCCACGTAATCAATATTTCACGACCCTTGAGAAATCCAATTCCACATTCGTTCATTTCGAAAACGCCCTGATTACTGAGAATAGCGGACATGGATTTGCTATGCCAATATCCGTTGATTTGTGGATTGTTATCGCAGTCGCGATATGGAATTAACACTACGCGATGCCCATACGCCTCCAATCGCAAGTTGGTAAGTTTTAATCCGTGTTGCGATACATAGTCCCTAAGTCTGAGCCATGCAGAACGTTCTCCCGGAGTCAAGTCTTCAAAAACGGTAGTTCCATCCGATAGAGAGGCTATCCAGCGAGTAGCCTTCGGATTCTGACCAGGATTGGGAACAAACGGATGCTTGGAACTAAATGCTAGTGTCATATTTTACCAGTACCGCCGGTGAGTATCAGCACGACGGATGGTACTAGATTCTATGTAGAAGAGCCTTCTCTGTCAACAAAAAAGGGCGGCAAAATTTGCCGCCCTTCGGAATACAGACTTCTTAGTTTACAAGAATTCTAGACGTACTAGATAACCGAAATTAGTCTTGCGGCCAGCTCCAGTCGGACTTCCGCTTACGATCAAGTGAAAATCATGAATATTAGATTCTATCGCTTGGTCGGCAAGTGATAGCGGAGAACCGCCACTCGAAACTTCTGACCACGTAGTATCGGCCGCATTGCCAGACGTATCCTGTAATTGAGCAGCTTGTACAGTAATACCATTCACAAGATCAGAAATGTCAGGTACACCAGAAGCCGCAGTAAAATCTACAGCTCGGAATGTAGCTTGTTGGGTGATAACCGCCGTATCATTAGGTTCACGGAATCGAGCCAAAAGTGTACCAGAAATATTGGTTAAGTTAGCGATAGCAAAACCAGCACCGAACATAGGGCCGCTACCCAGCGTACCCGAAATGGTAGCCGTAGTAGCACTAACGAACTTGACGTTAATCATTTCGCCAAGCTGAGCCCCATTATGGTTGGTGCGGAAAGTCGTATCTTGAAACTGCCCTACAATCACAGCACTATTAGGAGCACCATTGGTACCGAAGAAACCCATTCTATTGGGACTATTCGTATCACCAGGGTTAAGGTTGAAGATCTCCAGATTGGGCTCTGCTCTACCAAACTCTGTGTAGACTTGTGCTAATGATTTTTCGCCCTTGTTTCCAAACATGCCCATTGCACCCGAGCATGCAAAAAATCTAATCCCAGAAACCATGATATTATCCTCTTTAAAGCAAAAACTATCCCTTAAGGAACGTCGCTTAAAATAGAGCTATAGCACGTGCCAACGCTTAAACATAAATACACTAATTGACCGGCATGATAATCATACCCATGCGTTTGGTAGGAATGATACCAAAAGATAAGTCATAATCTGTCGGCAATGACTTTATGAACCATAGTCCCCTGATAGTCCACGCTGTTAATCCTTCGACTATTCTAACAACATAAAATGTATTGCCAGCCGTATTAGTACGTACACGAATCAATGCATATGCCCCGTTGTCTAATTCAGGTACACCTGTAACCTCCACAATTGACAAAATTTCAGACGACCCTACAGTACCAGGAATCACACCAGCAACCGTAATCGCTTTTGTACTACCGTCTGTAATAACGCCTCCGCCTGGTATCCATTCTTTTAAATTAAGATCTGAATCTGTAAATTGAAAATAACGAATTGGTCCACCGAGGCCGTTACTAATCGCTCCTATTCTATTGAACAGAACTGTTGCACTCGTGCTATCATGTCGTGCCACTTCATTAAAGCCACTGTCTAATTCCCAGATAAATCTTTGTGGATTAACGGCAGCCGTAGATTCTCCTACGACCCAATGATGGTTACCGTCCCATGCCATGCTATACACTTTTGTAGTGTTGGCGTTAACATTGGTCGCCGACAAAGATAATGTTCTAGTAAAATAAGAAGCACTATTGATTAAATCATTATAAACAGCAATAATGATATCAAATGATACGCCACCAATAAATGATCCAGGAGACGTGCCCGCTAAGCGTACAATACTATCTGTACCTGTTCTATTTAAAGATAGAATATTTGATGACCAGTTCGCGTTTGAATTATTGCCTACGGTAGAAAGATCATTAGAAATAACGGCAAAATCATTTGAGGCATTTCTTTGCCACAATGCTCTGCCCGTAAATGGCGAATGCAAAGAAAGACCTGATGGCCCAATTGGATCTTTGTCTTCTACGCCAACAGTATTGTCAATAAATGCACCCCAATCAGTGATCCAAAATGCATTATTGAATACTTCATAACCATGATAATTTACAGAAGTATTTGCGAAAAGATTTGCCTCGGCAATATCTTTAGGTCTTGGCCATTGACTAATGACGCCAGACTCAACTGTCGTCATTGGATAATCAACCTTACGATTACGTCCAGCAATTCTATAAACTCCAGTACCTAACGGAATTGTATTTATAAAAACAACAGATCCGGCAACTGGCTTTGCAGCATCTCCAAGAAAACTAGTAGAAATCGCTGCAACAGTAGTGATATCTGTACTCTCTCCTATATGTTCAGGACTACCGCCAACCGTATTAATATCACCAAAATAAAATAATGTATTGCCGAGAGTAGGATAACAAACCAATCTTACTTTACCAGATGCAATCGGATCATAGTCTGTAATAAAAGTAGATGGCACTGGATCTTCTGGCCATTTATTTTCAAAACCATTTAATGTAATAATATTACCGTTTGTTTTCTGAAAACCTGGATACATTGGGAATGCATCGATATTCCAAAAGCTTCTAGAGCCATGTGTATCAAAAATATCTCCAACTGATGCAACAGCCATAGGATATGGATTCCACATGACTTCTCCAACATCAATATCAAGTATGACTCCTGACCCTCCTAACCAGTGTAGATCAGAATCAATAAATATACCAAGTTTAGGATTTGCAGAACCAAAAAATCCCGGCACATACTCTTCACCCGCATCCTGTAAAACAGGTCTTAAAAATTGTCCTTGAAACGAATCATCACTAGATTGGCCAAATAAGCCGCTAGGACTAGAGGGGTAGGTTTGTCTTATCCAGTCTTGCAAAAATTGACTGTTTGTCCACTCGGCCCATCCATATGCCTGATTAGGGAACAAAAAGTTCACCATGAGATTTCGCATTAATGGTATATGATCAAGATCAGCTATTACCTTTGGGCCTACCAAACCATCTAACGTCTCGCCCTTTGGTTTTGGATCATAACCAGAAGCGGTAATAGATTCATTAGTGCGTGCTCGCCAAAGCTGCGTAACGAAATCTAACGCATTAAATTTACGTAATTCAGCCTGAATCACGAATTGTGCCGCTTCTAAATGTACACCAGACAAACCCTGGTCTGTATTACTACGTACGCCAAACGGTGTAGGCCAATCGTATTGATACGCTGGCAATTGACCAGATGCAACAGTCATTAGAATGGAGCAAAGCGTTGGTATGCAGGACGAACAATCTCTACGAAACTTACTTCCGCGGTACTGCCGAACTGACCACTAGGCACTGTAACGGTTGCCAAGAATCCACGATCACCAGATGCGGCAAATTGACGAAATGGGAATGGAATCACATTAGAGAATAATGTACCAGAAGGTACCATGACTCCTTCGGAATCAAGCGGTCTACATTGTGCAACAGCAGTGCTTAAGCCTTGACGTACAACAGCAACAATCTCAACTGGAGTTACTCCGGCTTGTGCTTCTTGTGCTGTACCATTGATAAAAATCGTACCGTTATTTGGCCCCGGAGACACAGGAGCATCCCCTTGAACAGCAAGAGTTGTGCGATCATTAATAGCAACAGAACCATTAAGAACAGCGACACCAAAGACAGCACGTTCTTCGCCGATTGTAGCCAGCGTTGTAGGATCGACGATCGTAACATCGTATTTAGTAGGATCATCTGCATTTAACCGTTGCACTTGTACGATAGTACCATTGCCAAATGGTCTACCTTGAGTAAAGTATCTTAGGATAACCTTTCCATTGGGTAATTCAAATTCGTCACTATGATACATGGCCTCGTCGCCAATATTCAAGAAGCCATCAATACAAATTGCACCATCTACGAAATCTGGATTTGAAGATCCGCCAGCTAGATGTGGTTTAAAGTATAGGTGTTGATCTCTGCCGCGATAACGTTCTTCTTCTGCTTCGTCATCAGGATCGCTTGAAAGCGTGAAGATGTTATTAACTTCAACAATCGTTACGCGAACAGCACGCTCTTCGCGGTCGAAGAAGATGGGCGGTAAAAATGTATCGCCCGGCAATAGCGGATCTGGCGGATCAATTGGATTCGGATTCAATAGAGCAAGATCCGTGAAATCGATCGGATTCAGAATACCATTCAGGATAGCACGAACACGCTCGCCGAGCGGAGCTTCGCGACCGAATTTTGGGAAGTAAGACTGCACTTTGTAGTGAGTCATGAAACCATCAATACCGAACTGAATGTTTAGCTCACTAACGCCATGGCTAATTTCGCCGTAGAAACCAGATGGACCGATGTTCTGCTCTGCGAATGAATCGAACGACAATAGCGGCAATCCGACTTGCTGGAAATCTGCATATCTAGACGAACTACGTGGCACAATCTTGCCTTCAGCACGACGAATTGCACGTTCAGACATAACTTGTAGAGATGTCTGGCTACCTTCTGGCGAGAATGCCCAAGGTACGAATTGGTCGTCTAATTGCACATCTTCGTCGCGTTCATAATGTCTATCGCCAAGTACCCATTGAGTTGGATAGCTTTGACCATAACGAGAACGAGCTTGGACTGGAACAGCTACGCCAGATAGTGAATCATAAACGTTAAGCACAATAGCCGGATTAATAATGTCAAGTAATCCAGAGCCACTTAGCTTGTTTTGGATTGTCAGCAACGTAGCCAGAGATTTGATAGTGCGATCTTCAACACGGCCACCAGATGGTCCTGCGTTGATTGGCAATTGACACCACAGAGTCCCCTCTGGATACGCTTCAAATGAATATAATTCGTCGCTGCGTGGGTTGATTACACGATTGCCAACAATAGATAGCTCTACAGGAATGTAATGACTGCCGTCGCCTGCCGGATTAAACGGCGGTGCATCTTCGGTCCAGTTGCCGAAGCTAACAGGGTTGTCATCACCTTGCGGCCCATATAGAGTACCACGAGGCAGCTTGCAATACGCACGCACTCTAAAATCGTCAGCAACGAACGGACTAACCGGACCAAGTTGCCTATTGATCTCATAGTCTTCTACGAAAATACCACTACCGTTTGTTACAACACCAGATGACGACAGAGCGTGGCCCTGCACTTGATTCTCGACATTAGCCCAGGCCGCATCAATCAGATTGAATAAGCCAGAAGCTTGATTGAAGAGTAGCCCCTCTAATACGTAAGAGCGGCCATAGTGTCTTGACGCATGATCACGCACGCGACCATAGAAATCTAACACCCAATTCTGTTCTTCGTCGCGACGATTACTGATAATGCGGATACCAGAAACTTCGCTACCAGTACCAAATGACGCCAGTGGCATCAAAGGATCTAGACGACTCTGAAAAGAAGAATCTTGAGCTGCAATAGAACCAGCATCAGGAGGGAATCCATATCCAGGCGGATCATTACTTGGCGAAACGCTTTGATATTTCTTGTAATAGCTCCACTGTTCAATACCGGCTAATGCAAGTTGTAGTTCTTTTTCGCGAGGCAGATAAGTGCGATAGAAACCATCGGAATCATAGAAACCAATCGTTAAATTTGGCCATGCCGGACTGAAGACAACCTGTATACCAGATGCTCTAATATCCTTCGTAACAAAACCATCTAGACCAAACGTATCAAGGCCATCGATCGGACTCAAAAGATGAGAGTTAATGAAGCCTTCTTGGTGACCGCCCAAAACACGGAATCGTGTTGGGTCGGGTACAACATCTTGGCCATAGCCGAATTGCTGTGTTTCGTTTAAGCCGCTCGCACTACCAAATTGCGAAACGATATCTAGTAGGTCGGCTTCAGTAAAGTCAAATGGAATCTTCTTGTTGATCAGATTTATATTCTGAGCGTCCATGTTCCAATACCAGTCGTAACCAGTATCGAATAGAACACGAGTCAAAGCTTCATCCAGTAGATTCAGATTGAATTGGAATCTTAAGGCGTCTGCGGCATCAGGTACGTTCTTCTCGACCTGTTCAGCCGTTGGCATTTCCGATACAGGTAATGCACATTTGCCTTCAGTAAAGCCAAGTTCGATAGCAGCAAGCAATTGGCTATATGTACCGCCAAATTGTAGAATTCGTCTGTATTCTTTAATGTTTGTATCATTAGGATCGCCATTGATATCCACTAAACCATTTGCAATCCTATATGCACGAGCAATAGAAACAATACCGCTCGGAGCGTCTTCTCCTAAATCTTCTGTGTGTATCTTGATACGACGCAAACCACGGCGATCGTCTTCAAGGTGTACGCTAATTACGGTGCCTCCGGTAGTCGTTGTATAGTCTGCATGTACAACGCGACCACGGAAGAAGAAGTCACCGACAAACAGCTCTAATTGGTGACCGATATCCGGCAACTGACCGGAGGCACCGTGAAATGGTTTACCTTCGTCGCAAGGTATCCATTCGGTCTGGCAAGTATGAGGAGTTAGATTAAAGCCAAATGTAGCGTTTACAGAAGACAGGAACGCACAAAGCTGAGAACCTGGCTCGTTATTGCCAAACTGACCTGATGGCCATGGAATACCGTTAAGCGGCACACCTACGCCGCTTACTACTATTCCGTTAGTGACAATGATGTTCATGCCTTATGCCATTTTCGTTGAAGGATAGGCAAATTCATTTTTCGTACAATATCAATAATGTCATCAGCGTATTGTCCGGTTACCTTAAAACAATAGATTTTATTTCGTTTACTGATATTTGTATCAAGTTGAGGGAAAAACACATTACGAATAAATCTCATCATAGATAATGTACCAAGACAAGATAGCTCAAAGCGACCATGTTTATTTTTATGAATGCAGCCATCGCCGTCAATATATCCAGCAGCAAAAGCAATTTGTTCTGCGTGCCACTTAAAGCAAGATGGAGGCTGTAAAACTAAAGACTTTCGTTGTATGATATTAAATCTTTCCTCTAGATCACGTATTAATTGATTATCGCTTATTCTAAGCGTACAATATGTGTCTTCATGAGACATGGTAATTTGACCATCATAACTTAAGGCCGACTTAAATCTCCTCAAATGATCAATATCTTTTATACCAACAGACAATTGTAATCTTTTGCCATTAATACATCCATCTGCGGCCAAGAAACCCGCCCAATAAAAAACCTCTAAATCGTCACCTTGAAAATATTGAGAGTTAGCGTAGTACTCTCGTTTGGCTCGCGAGGTCATCGATAATCTATCTGCCGATAATCCTAATTGTCGAGCTTTCCACTTAAGTGTATTACGATTACGTTGCGGCATATACTTATTGATAATTTCAGAAGTAGTCAGTACGCCATAATACTTACTAAGTGTGGCTATCTCGGTATTGGACCACTGCATATTAATGAGTACACCAAACTGGCTGTATAAAACCTGTTAATCTTCTGAACCTGTTAAAATATCACTGCCCATTTTCAAGCCATCAGACCATATGATACCCCGCGAATCTCTCACGGCCCATGTTGGTTTATAGACGCCCGGCTCTGTATAGGCGTGAGTTGGATCGAAGGC